AAGTTTATTTACCTATATAACAGCACAAGGTAATTATAATACTTTTAAAATACCAATGTCATTTGTAACATCATCCGATAGAAGTTTAATAAATTCTTGGTTTAGTACAGCCACAGATTTAAGATTTATAGAGGATAATACTTTTGCAAATTCATATTATACTGTAAGACTTGTGGGAAAAACTGACCCATTTACAGTATTTAAAAAACCATATTTTAGGCAGTTCTATGATGGTGAGCTTGTATTGGAAACTGTTTAGGGGTAAATTTAATTTATGGCTCATGTTTATGATTCTTTTAGAAATTATTTAGCAGTTGGAAGTGTTAATCTTAGTTCAGTAACAATAAAAGCGGCTTTAGTTAATACATTAGCAAATGTAGCCTCTGGATATGTTTTTAGTGCCGCACATACAACTTTGGCAAATGTACCACAGGTAGCAATACAAGCTACAGGAACATTGGCAAATGTGGTTGTAAGTTCTGGAAGAGTTAATGCAGATGATATAGCTATTGCAGATGTAACAGGCGGAAATATTAATGCTGTTATTTTATATGTAAGTACAGCAAATAGTTCTACAAGCCCCTTAATTTTTATACAAAGTGATGGCACGGGGTTTCCAACAACTCCCGATGGTGGTACAATAAATGTTAAATGGGCTAATAGCGACCCGTTTATTTTAAAGGTGTAAAATGGCGATACAAGGACAAATAGAAAGCGCAGATACTATAAGTTCAAACAATGCACTAATTAATGGCGATATGGTTATTTGGCAAAGAGGTACAAGCATTGTTTCAGATAGTACACCAGTAGTAAATGATGATGATACTTATATTTGTGATAGATGGATTTTATTAAGTGATGGAGATGATATTGTTGATGTAACAAGAAGTACAACTGGCTATGAAGGTGGAAGTGATTTTAGCTGTCAATTAGAAGTGGAAACCATAGATAAAAAATTTGGAATAGTACAAATTATTGAGGCAGTTAATTGCCATGATTTAATTGGCGGTAAAGTTTCCGTAAGATTTAATGCTATGGTTGCAGGAAGTGGAAAATTAGATAATGTAAAATGTGCAATAGTATCATGGGCAGGTACAGGAGATAGCCCAACTTCGGATATAGTAAGTGCTTGGGCTGTAGAAGGTACAAATCCAACTTTAGCGACATCTTGGACTTATGAAAATACCCCTGCTAATTTAGGTGTAACAACTTCAATGGCAGAATATAAAATAGAAAATATAGAAATCGATACAAGTTCAACTAAAAATGTAGCAGTATTTATTTGGAGTGATGTTACAGATACTGATTTAGGAGATGACTTATATATAACAGATGTGCAAATAACACCAACAGAAGAGGCAGTAGCTTTCCAAAGAAAACCAATTAGCCAAACTGCTGAAGATTGCACAAGATATTATCAAACAACTATGACTTGGGGAACAGTTGGGGCTTATCAAGGGGCGCAGGTTAAGATGGGAGTTGGAAGTGCTACGCATGGTGCAACTACAGGAAATTGTGGTGGTAATAGATTTAATCATCGTATGCGTGTAACACCTACTGTAACTTTATATCATCAGGACGGCACTTCGGGGGCGGTGTACACCATACATAATGCGGCTAAAATTACAGGTGTAGTGGCACAGCATATTACGGATATGGGATATCTTTTTGCAGCAAAAGGAAGTTCTTTCAATCAAAGTTATGGATATTATTACCAACATATTGCAGAGGCAGAATTATAATGGATATAATACAAGAAGTAGCATATCAATATGACAGTATGACAGATGAAAGGATAGATGAGTTAATAGTAACTTATACAAATGGAAAATTATCAGCAGTACCAATGAATGAACAAAATAAACAATATCGTGAAGTTTTAAAGTGGGTGGAAGAAGGTGGAGAAATAAATGAGTGATGTAATTATTTGGAAACAAGATAATGGAGTTCTTGCTATTACTCATCCAGCTTTAAATTGTGGTTTAACAATTGATGAAATTGCCAAAAAAGATTTACCTACAGGTAAAAAATATAAAATAATTTCTAGCACAGAATTACCAAATTGGGATGAGTTTAGAGATGCTTGGACTTGTCCAGATGATTACCTAGATACAGGAGTGGCAGATTGATTGTACATGACATGGAAAAAGCCAGAGATATCTGGAGAAATAAAATAAGAACAGCAAGAAAACCTATTCTTGAAGAATTAGATATTAAATATATCCGAACATTGGAAGAAAATGGGGATGTAAAACCAATTGTAGAAACTAAAAAAAAACTAAGAGATTTTCCAAATAAACCAGAAATTGAAAATGCAAGTTCTGTGGAAGAGCTTAAAAAAATATGGGATAATGATTTACTAGGAGATAAGTAGTGTCACAAACAGTAGTAGCAACAGGAGCAACAGCAATATCAGGAAATACCTTAGTATATTCTAATGCAACAGCAGGTATTTATGGGGCATTGATTGATTTAACTCCAATGGCTAGTGATACGGTTATGAATATTAAAGTTGGTAATTGCACAATTGTTGCAAGTGGATTAAAAGTTGTTACACAAGATAATTTTACAGGAGTTCAAACTGACCCTATGTATTTAATTCCAGCACAGCATACCAATAAAGGATTTAGCATTACAATTGTTAAATCATCTGGGACAACACCAACTGTGCCATTTGAAATTACTACATTTTAATTCATAGGGTATTATTAACCTATGGCTAGACAAAATAAAGACCAAGCACCACTTCTAAAACATTCTCTTTATTATTATTTAACAAAGTTTAGACCAACAGTTAAGCCCGATGGTGTAGATTTTCTTACAGCAGTTGGCTCAATTACTGAAATATCGGAAACTTTTTCCAGATGTTTTATTGGGCATGACGCATCCAGTTTTTTTATTAGTAAAAATACAAGTACAAATCCTAGTTCTACTGTTAGAAAATTTATGTTTCAAAATTCAGATTTTACAGATAGAGTTGTAAAATTTCCTAAAGTAAGAAGAGAATATAAAAATGTTACAGCACAACCATTTACAATAGAATTAGAAAATGCCTCGCAATTAATGAATGAATTAATAGAAGATAAAACAAAATTTAGGCAAGAAGGCAATGTTATGTATGGTTACCAAGCAACAGCCAATTCTGTGGATGCTTTATGTTTAGGTGGTGGCTCATTAATTACAGCAAGATATAATAATTCCAAAGTTCAATTAACTTTTAAAAATAGAATGGATATACTTGCAGAGAAAAAAATATCCTTAGATACCACATCCAAAACAGGTGTTACATATGTAGGAAGTGAATATAATCCAGCCGATTTAACATGGGATATTTTAACTTCCAATAGTTTTAGTGCACAATTTAATTCTGTTAAATCATATACAAATGCTCAAATACATTATGATAGTTGGAAGAGATGGTATGATACGTTAGATTCAGAAAATATAACTATTAATGGGTTTTTTGGGGCAGATGATACCTATCAAAAAGCATTACAAGCTATTGCAGAAGTTACTGATTCAGCCATTTATGTAGAGGCAGATAATAAAATATATTTTGTTAGAAATTTAGTAGGAGTTCAAAGTTATGCTGGTACAGTTTTAAATTCGGATATTATTTCTATGTCAACAGATGGGGATGCAAATGATATGTGTAATGAATACATAGTTCCCACAAGTTTTACCGTTGCCGATAATGCTGTATCAACCGACCCAAAAGCCCGTTTAGCTCATATAAATACGGCATCTGTAAATAGTTTTGGTAAAGTATCAAGAGAAGTTACAACAAAATTGGTTTGGTACACAAATAGTGCAAACGCAAATAATTTAGCACAAAGAGTAGTATCAAGAAGAAGAGAGCCAGAAATTGCTGTAAGAGTAACAACTCCAATTAAATATTTGCAACAACAATTAGGAGATTTAATTTATATAACAGCACCAGAAGTTGGGCTAAGTTCAGAGCCTTATACTATGATTGGACAAACTTTAGATGTAGAAAATAATACAATGGAAATGAAATTATCTGTTGGGCATGGAATAGCTGTAGCCAATATGTCAGTATTTACTTTAGGCGATAGTACATTGGGTACACTTGATAATACTGTAGGACTTCTGGCATAATATTAAGATATGGGATTTACTAATATAACATTCACAACAGGGCAAAAAATGTCATCAACTATTTTGAATCAAGTTGACCAAAATTTTGACGCATTAGCCGAAGGCGACCCATCAGCACCAAGAGTTGCAAGACCAAGTGTATGGGTGCATACTTGTGGATTTAGTAATAATGAGGGCGGGATTTATGCAAGTAGGGGCATTACATCTTTTACAAGAAATGCAATCGGGGCATATACAATCGTATTTGATACTTTTTTTAACGATGCAAATAAAGTTGGTGTAAACATGGGATTTGTTGATAATGTTGCATTATCTGGAGATGGTTTTTTAAGAATGGCAAATGTAAATACTTTAACTACTTCCGATTGTACTTTTAGAGATAGGAAATCCAGTACAAGTTCATCTGCAGAAGATGATAATGAAGGAATGTTAGTAACATTTTGGGAGATTCCATAATGGCATGGACAGATTTAACATTTACATTTGGTACTAAATTAGAGGCTAGTAAATTAAATCAATTACAAGCTAATTTTGCCGCACTTGCTGGAGATGAATCTGGCTCCCCAACATTCAGAGGAAGAGCCACACAAATGGTAAGTTTTTCAGCCGATGGCACAATTTTAAAAGCATTGGGAATTAGTTCAATAACGCATGGGGCAACTGGGCAATATGTTTTAAATATGTCAGCAACTTTTTCTGTAGGATTACAAGTTCATTCAACAGCAAATACAACAAAAAGAAGTGTACCAAGTACAGTATTATTAGGATTTAATAAAAATGTAGCCTATTCAGATGTATCAGTCCGTACATTAAATGGGGCAAATGCTTTAAGAGCAAATAGTGGAACTTTTCAATTAAGATTTAACGCATTAAATAATTCTGCTCAAGCATTAGAGGATGTAGATATGGGGCATGCCATATTTATAGATAACGTAGAATGACTTGGACAGCTTTAAGTTTTACATCTGGAACTTTACTTGTTGCATCTCAAATGAACGCATTACAAAATAATTTTACAGCTGTGGCATCTGCAGAATCGGGTGCACCAACTATTATTAATATGAATCGAGCTTGGGTAACATTTTCACAATCTGGTACAATTTATTCATCCGAAGGTGTATCATCCGTAACACGTTCACAATTAGGAGAATATACAGTAACTTGGACAACACCATTTAGTTCAACTTATGCAATTTCTTTTGGAGATAAAACTGGAAGAGAAAGTAGCGACCCATCAGTAAGAAATTTTAGAGCTTTTACACAAAATAGTGGAAATGTTTTATTAACTTATTCCGCAGCAAATAATTCAACTAATGCCAAAGAAGATATAGATGGTACTGTATCGGCTTGGCAAGTATAATATAAGGAGGGTAAAAAATATGTGGACATTTTTAGACAGATTAAAAGAGCCTAGTACTTATGCTGGACTTTCTGGTTTAATGCTTGCAGTAGGACTTACACAAGAAGAGTGGAGTATTATTTCAAGTGCATTAGCAGGAATCGCTGGTGTTATTGCAATGGTTTTAAAGGATAGAAAATAATGCGTTTTAATTTAATTATATTTGATAATGAGGATATGCAAGAAATAAAAAATATTGTTATTGATGAGGTAAGTTCGTTAAAATCAGCTTGTAAAATTGCTGAATTACATGAAGAAAAAATTAACGAAAAATATCCAGATACAACAGTAGTTCTTGAAAGATTGGACGATGCTTGAAAAAATTATATCAAATGTAATTAATAATTTATTGGGTAGAGGCTTGGCTTTCTTGACAGAATATTTTAAAAAGCGAAAGGTAGAAAAACTTGAAAAACAAGTTTCCACCCTTAAAGATAAAGTTCTTATTTTGGAAAAAGAAAAACAAACGCAAATTAAAATAGAGAATTGGAAGTACAGATTACGCAATAAAGAGAATGAATCATTAATTAAAGAATTAAATAGGGTTTTAAATGAGTAATTTAATCAAATACCCTCTTAAATCGATTTTAAAGTACCATACGTGGACTTTCTTTAAAAAGTCTATCCTGTATATTACTTTAGTCTTAATATCTCACGTATCTTGCTCTAAACAGTTAGAATTTGGAAAAACTTTACCAAAACCCATAAAATATTCAAAAATTGAGTTCGAGCCTTGTGCATATGCAAATTCTCCATATATTTGTATTCAAGAAAGCAATGCAATCCAACTTGTGTTAGAATTCAAACAATGCCAAGAGCAAAATAAATTATTGAGAGAAATAAATGGAAACTGAAATATTTGCAATAGTATCACAAGCACCCGCACTTGCAATCGTTGTGTGGTTAATAATGCGACAAGAAAAAAATGGACATAAAAATGGAAATGGAAATGGAGCTAATTTAGAATTAGTTAGAGCTATTTCTGTATCAATGGAAAAATTGGCAGATGCCCAAATAGAGGCAAATAGAATCCATGAACAACGTGCAAGGGGATTTGAAAAGTGGCTAGATATTCAACAAGCTCAAATGTCAAGACCGTTTCAGTCAAGAAACCAAAAGTAGATTGGAGTTCGTATCTATATAAACAAATAGATGAATTTGGTGGTATTCCATTACCAGAATTAGAACATAAATTTCATCCAACACGTAAATGGCGATTTGATATGGCTTTTATGAAAGAAAAATTGGCTGTTGAAATAGAGGGTGCTGTTTGGGTACAAGGTAGGCACACAAGAGGAAGTGGTTTTATCAAAGATATGGAAAAATATAATGAGGCTTGTTTTTATGGTTGGAAACTTTTACGTTTTACACCCAATGATGTAAAAACTTTAGTGGCATTAAGATTTTTAACAAAATATTTTATAGGAGAAAAATTAATTGAATGATATAGGTTTAGAAAAAGCATTTCTAAAACTTTATGACGAGTTCTTAAAATTAAATCTACATATACAAAGCAATAATAAAACAGATATTCATATGAAAAAATACTTGACAGATATAATCCTTATATGCGAAGATATAGCAGAACACTATTATTATGCAGAGTTAAAAAGAAATCGTGATGATGGCGAAGATAAAGAAACTCACTAAGACAGTATTTATTAGTGATATCCATATTCCTTACCAAGACAAAAAAGCATTGGCGATGGCTATGGAAGTCATCAAAGATTTAAAATTAAAATCCGAAGATAATATAATTATTGGTGGAGATTTAGTAGATTATTATCCTATCTCAAGTTTTAGCCCAGATTTAACAGGTAGTAATATTGATGTTGAATTATTTGAGGCTGTTGATTTTTTAAATGAATTAAGAAAACTAGCCCCATTATCAAGCATTTATTTTTTTGAAGGTAACCATGAACAAAGGATGCAGAAAAAAATTATGTCATCTGTTAATGCTTTAGCGCCCTTTTTAAAAAATAGATTATCTATAAGACAGCTTTTAGAGTTTAAAAAATTTGCAATCAAAGAAGTAAAAACACCATTTACATTAAATAAAAAACTTTATTATTTACATGGACACGAAAAAAAAGGATTTGTTACACCAAAACATATAGCAAATGTCAATCTAATGTACTATAATCGGAATGTAATTGTTGGACATCATCATAGATTTGATATGAGTATAGCAACACAACTTGATGGTAGTTTATTGGGTGGTTGGGCTAATGGTTGCCTTGCAGATTTAAGCCTATTACCAGATGGTTTATATTCCAGTTTTGATTCTACACAAAGAGGAATTACAGTTATTTATACTCGTGATAATGGCTTTTTTTCTGTAGCACAGCATTTATTTGTGCCAAATAAACAAAAAGGTTACGAATGTTTAGTAAATGGAAAAGAGTATATTAAATAAATTTACTTTTATATATAAGTGGGGTATCTTAAAGGTATGAAAAAAAATATAGATTTAATTCTAAGAGAAACTTTATTAAATGGTAGAAGTTATGCAGATGTTGCAAGAGAATATGGTTGTTCTAGGCAGTATATTAGGCAATTATGTACAACTGATTCCACCGAAGTAAAAACTATTCGTAAAGATTTAGAAACTGAATTTCGTGCAATTCAAGGCTCAATGCCTTTATTCCAAAAAATAAAAATTGGAAGAATAATGCAAGGAATGACACAACAACAAGTTGCTGATTCTATTGGAATAAAACAATCTTATTTATGTAATTTAGAAAACTCGCCAAGAAATAGTAGCCATTATAATTCTATTTTAGATATACTTGGATTATAGGGTTTACATTTATATTCAAATAGATTATAATAAAAAAGTATCGAGGTTATTGATGATAAGACTAAGATACAAAATGTATCGAATTGGAGAATTAATTGGGAGCCTCCACGGGTTTTGAAGTTCACCTTTAACGACTTTCAATTAGTTCTCCTTATAAAAGGAGGAAATTATGGGTAACAATTTAAGTGATAAGATTTATCATACATTCGCAGGTAAGATTGCAAGAGCAAGTGCATATGGTGTTCAATTAATGCAACATCAAGAAAGCGATAGATGGTTAAATTATGGCAAATTTTTTGAGGGAAATAAGTTAGAAAGTGGCGATGTAGGGCTTGAATATACAATTAATGTAACTGAAACTCCAGCAGGTGGATATTATATTAAAAATATTTCTCAAGGCTTACAAGCAGAAGATTCTGTAAAACCAAATGAGATTCCACCAAAAAATATTATTAATGCCAATGGGCAAGTGGTACCAAAAAAAACAAATATTGATGAAGATAGAAAACAACAATTGATTGTTAGACAAAATTCTATTTCCAATGCTTGTTTATTATTACAAAATAAAAAAGATGTTAAAGCAGAAGAAGTTTTAAAATATGCTCAAGAATTTGAAAATTGGGTTTTTAGAACACAAGATTCTGTACCTTCAATAGATTTGGATTTGGATAATGATGTACCCTTTTAAAGGAAGAAAATATGGAAGAGAAACCAAATTATTATGCAGTCATACCTGCTGAAATTAGATATGATTGCCGATTAAGTAATTTTACAAAAATTATGTTCGCAGAGATATCTGCATTATGTAATAAAGAGGGTTATTGTTGGGCAAATAATAATTATTTTTCCAATCTCTATGATGTTACCAATCTAACAGTTACAAGAGCAATTACACAATTAGTTGAATGTGGTTATATACAAAGAGAATTAGAAAATCTTAATGGTACAAATACTGTAAGAAAATTAAGAATCAATACATCAAAAATGATTATACCCCCTATCAAAAATGATAAGAAGGGTACTATCAAAAATGATGGACATAATACTCTTAATAAAGTTAATAATAAAAATAATAAAAGTATAATACTGAAAACTGATTTTGATGATTTTTGGACAAATCTACAAGGAAGAAAATTAAATAAACCAGATGCAAAAAAGGTTTATTGTAAATTAAATGTTGAATTAAATGGCAAAGAATTGGCTAAAAGATTCAATATTCTTTTCAAATCTCGTGAAGAAAAATTTATTCCTTATCCTGCAAAATGGTTAAGAAATGAGGGGTGGATGGATGAATCAGCGATTGAAAAAGTTGGTGGAGAAATTGTATATCGTGATAAAGATGGATATATTATTTCCGAAGAAGAATATAATAAAGCGAAATAAACCATATTGGTTGTATTCACATAAAATAAAAACTAATGATAGGAGGATATCATGACAAAAGAATTAGAAAATTCTTTAAAAGAAAACGAAATGAATTCATTTATTATCTATTATGCTTTAGCCAAATATGCAGGGCAATTTACAGATAGTGCTGAGTTACCTAAATTTGCCGACAATCTAAAAAAATTATTAGATAAATACGAGAAAAGAACGGCTGAAATTTTAATTAAAAAGAATCTTAATGGTGGTAATTCTGAATAAACTTATTCCAAATATAAATGATTTGGTTAATGATTTACAAAACATTAATCTTAATATTTTAAAAGGAAGATTGGAAAGGGGTAATATTTTAAATAGAATCAAGAAAGAAAAAGCCTATATAGGCTATGATTCTTATTGTAATTCTTGGCATGAATTTCTGGAATGTATAAATTTAAACAGAGAAACTGCAAGGCAAGATATGGAAATATATACCGAGTTTTCCTATTTCTTATTAGAATCACACAAAGAAGAATTAATGCAAACTTCTTATGAAAGATTGGTAAGATTATTGCCTATTGTGAAAAAACATCCAGAAACAAAAATGGAATTATTAACAATGGCAAATCAAAGTAACAGAAAAGATTTTGATATTAATGTTAAAGGATTAAAAGGTTTAAGAACAGAAGATAATTGCCATACAGATTTTGCACAATCACAGATATACGAAAAATGTAATTGTTGTAATCAATTTAGAAGGCGGAAAGATTTAGAAATTACCAATATAGCTATATAAAACAATAAAAGTAAAATAAATATAAAATAAATTTTCCTCACAAAACTATTGTAAATAAAGGGTTTTATCACTTTCTCATATATAATTTAAGTTAAATACTTTACATTTATATAGTTATATGATAATTTATATATATGGTTAAGATATTTCATTTAAAGGAGGAAAATAAAATGGAAGAAACAACTATAAATTTAATTTTGGGGTTAGTGGGTTTAATACCATTATTACCTTTTGCAGGGTTATTAATGGAAGAAATTACAGGAGGTAGAAGATAATGAATAAATATCAAGAATTAATTGAGGAACTTGAGAAAACTTTACTGGAGCTTGATACAATTAGTAAACGTCATGCGAGTAAAGCTAAACACCACAAAGTCATGGGTCAAACTGATACTGACATGGGTCAAGATAGGTATCATTTAGCAAATGCCGAACTTAATGAAGGTGCTGAAAGAGGGCTTAATTTTGCTATTACCAAAATAAGCTCTACCATCATGAACTTAAATTTTAAAAATGCAAAAATAAAAGAAGGAGGAAAAGATAATGAATAAATATCAAGATTTAGTTGAAGAATTAGAAAAAGTTTTATTGGAGTTTGAAACTTATAAGGCAAGAAAAAAAGAATTATTTTCTTACCATAAAGCTCAACTATCTGAGGATAGTGAAAATTACCGAAAGGGTTACCACCGATATTATGAAAGCAATAATAAAGGTGCTAGTTATGCTTATGGTCATGTAATCGTAAAAATAAAAACACTATTAGATAGTGCAAAGGAGGTAAAAGATAATGGATAAATATCAAGAATTAATTAAAGACTTAGAAAGTGAATATAATTACCTAAATGGTAAGGTGGCAGAATATTTTGAGGTTAGTGCTGAACTCTCAGGTAAATGTGATAGATACTCAGAACAAACTATGAAGTATGTAAAAGCTAAAGATGAAAGGATGGCTGATAATTGCCGAGATAAGTATGATAAAGTTAAAGCTCTATTTAATAGGAATTATGATTATTATCTTGCTTATAAAGATTCAGCGAGGGCAATAAACAGGTTATTAAATAAAGCAAAGGAGGAAAATAATAATGGAAAAAATGTATAAGAAATTTGTTAGGGATGGTGGCTTTCTTAATCTGCTAGATTTATTTGATTATAAGTTAACAGCAATTACAAGAGCTACTGCTCTTATGGAATTAAAAAGAATAATTTTTTCACACCAAAAAGTTTTAAGTGATATAGATAAATCACAAAGGCAATTTATGTTCATTGAGTTTAGAAATTATTTAGAATTTGACATAAAGGAGGAAAAATAAATGTCACATCTAGGAAATACAATAAGAGAAGAACAAATTTATGAAAATAGGAGGGATAATATGAAAGATTTTGTTTTAGATATATTCATCAAAGCAGTAGCAATTGATGAAAGAAATATCATGAATGATAATTTTACCAACAATGTTTATCTTCGAGCCGAAGATTTACCAGATAATATGATTCATGAATTAATGAATATCATAGAAAAAAAATATGAAGAACAAGGAGAAAAATAAAATGAGTTTAATAGGAATAAAAATGAGAAAATACGTTGAAAATTATAAGGAGCAGAATAAAAGTAAACCTAAACACAGCTATAAAAGTTTATTATTAAGAGATACAACCCACGAAGGATTGGTAACATTAGCCAACCATTATGCAATCCCTCTTAATAAAACTGTAGAAATGTTGGTAGAAATACAATTACAGGAGTTAACAAATGAGGAAAACTAATTGGACAAATGATTGGAAAACTGATTTGTTAATTCAGATAATGAGCAGATGTTTAGAGGTACAAGCCGAACATAAACATAATATGCAAAATGTTACAGTATCGGATGTTTTAGTACCAGATGAATATATTCAACAAGGCACCGCAGAATTTGGTGCCGAGTTGGAATTATTAATGAAAGACAGATTAGCCGAAGAATTAGATTTACAAAAATTAAAAGAGGAGGAAAAAATGTAATGGGTAAATATCAATTATCAAATGATAAATTAATTGAACAAATTATAAAGAAGTTAAAGAATAATAAAAATCGGCAAAATGCAGTTATACATATCTTCAATCCTTATGGTGGTGGAGATTGGTATTTAAGCGAAGTAACCGATGATGGAGTTGCTTTTGGATTATGCGATATTGGATATCCAGAATTAGGATATGTTGACTTAGAAGAGTTAAGAAATATACGCATAGGAGTTGCTGGAGTTAAACTTAGCCTAGAAATGGATAAATATTTTGAGCCTAAGGAATTAACTTTTATAAAGGAGGAAAGAAAAAATGAACAAATATAAACAGAAAGAATATAAGGTAGAAAGTAAAAGACCACGAAGAGGTAATGCTGGGGTGGGATTTTTTGCTATTGCAAGAGAAGAAAAATTAGCAAGAATGAAAAAGAAAAAACCAGATATATCTGCAAAAAAGGTATAATTTATATATGAAAATATATTTGGGGGACTTTAGAACACCAATAGATTGTGAAATAGTTTCCTATGAAGAATTACAAAAAATAAATGATAATAAGAAAGAGGAAATTTGTGGAATTTACCTTATGGAAATTAATAAAATTTATATTACTAATCAGTCTAATATTCCTGCTCTTGATATTTTGTTGCATGAAATCAGCCATGCAATTATTGATGAGCAAAAAACTTTAAAAAATGAAGAACATAAAGCAGATATAATGGCAATTAGGCTTAAAAATTTACTGATTCAAAGGGAGAAAATAGTTGTATTTACCAAATGAAGAATTTATAAAAAGTTATAGTGAAGAATATTTAGAATATATACAAGAACAGGTTTGTTGTATAACAGGCTCAACTGCGCCAGATGCACATCATTTAGAGGCAATCGGAATGGGGCAGAATAGAAAGAATCCTAATCAAAAACATTTTACTGCTATTCCATTATCTAGGGAATTACATACAGAAGTTCACGCAATTGGTATTCATAAATTCCAAGAAAGATATAATATTCAATTATGGCAAGAGGCATATTATTATTTTGCCAAATGGTTATTAATTAAAATGGGCAAGGCAGAATAACTTGACAGATTAAAACTTGTCAAAATATATAATTGTAGTAATATCAATCATATAGAGCAGATAGTGTTTTTAAAACCTTACACGATAGCCTATATGGAGAGCTACAATGGAAATAAAATTAGAAGATATTGAAAAGATAAAACCTTATCAAAGAAATCCAAGAAAAAATAAACCAGTAGAAAAAGTTATGGAATCAATTAAACAATTTGGTTTTAGACAGCCAATAGTGGTTGATAAAAAGTTAAATATAATAGCAGGGCATACAAGATACGAGGCATCCATAAAACTAGGGCTAAAGCAAATACCGATTCATATAGCAAAGGAATTAACCCAAGAACAGATAACTGCATATAGAATAGCAGATAATAGAACTGGAGAAGATGCACAATGGGATTTTAAAGAATTGAATAAAGAGTTAGGGGATTTATTGGATATGAATTTTGATATTTCTACTTTAGGTTTTACCGATAAAGAATTAGAAAAATTTTTGGATTCTGTCGGGCAAGGCTCATTAACAGATTTATCCGATACCGTTGTAACACTTCATGAAGTTGTTGTTGAATGTAAAGATGAACATGAACAAGAAAAAATTTATAATCAATTAACGGAAGAGGGAAAAAAATGCCGAATTTTAACATTGTAAAAAAAACAGAAATAAAAGAAACTTTTAGAAATAAGGCTGTTATAGATACCTATGAATTAACAATTGAAAAAGTTATTGAAACTTTTAAAGGTAATATAGATATAGAGGATAAGGATTGGAATATAGGGCTTATTGTTGGTGGAAGTGGTACTGGAAAAACCACAATAGCAAAAGAAATATTTAAAGATTATTATTTTGAAAACTTTAAATGGACAGAAGAATCCATAATAGATAATATGCCAAAGGAAAAAACAAGTGAAGAAATTACAAAAGTATTCACATCTGTTGGTTTAGGCACAGTATGGACTTGGTTAAAACCCTATCATGTATTATCTAATGGAGAAATGATGAGAGTTAATTTAGCTCGATGTATATTAGAAAATAAACAACAAATAGTATTTGATGAATTTACTTCTGTTGTTGATAGAGTTGTTGCACAAACAGCCTCTTTTGCAATATCCAAAGCAGTAAAAAAGATGAATAAAAAATTTGTAGCAGTATCTTGTCATCGGGATATTGTAGATTGGTTAGAGCCTGATTGGGTTTATGATACAGAAGAACAAAAGTTTTTTTTTGCCCAAACAAATACAAAAGACCAAAAATTAACCTTGAAATATATAAATGCGATAAGAAAGAGTGGGAATTATTTAAGAAATATCACTATATGAATTCTAGCCTTAATACATCATCTGTATGTTATATAGGATATTTTAAAGATAACCCTGTATGCTTTGAGGCTATTTTGCATTTTCCACATCCAAGAATTAAAAATTTTAAAAGAGAACATAGATTAGTTGTTTTACCAGATTATCAAGGGCTTAATATTGGTAATGCTTTTGCTAGTGATATCGGAGAAATGTATAAACAACAAGGTTTTAGATTTATAAATACTTCAAATAATAAATCATTATTCTACCAAAGAACAAAAGACCCAAGATGGGTTATAACAAGAAAAAGTAGAAAAGTAAATCATGGTGGGGTTTTAGGACAATCACAAGGTGTTGGAAAAAATTTTGGGAGTTACAAGAAATATACATATAGCTATGAATATGTTGGATTAAAAAATAAATAGGGGTATGGTTATATTATGAAAGTAACAAAAGAAGAAATATTAGTTGCAATTAAACAATTTAGAGGAATTGTAACTTCTATTTGTAATAATCTACAAATCTCAAGACAAGCATTTTATGAAAGAGCAAATAGAGATGAAGAAATAATTACAGCCTTAAAAAATGCAAGAGAGGAAATAATAGATTTTGCAGAAACCAAATTAGTAGAATTAATAAGAGATGGTAATGCAAATGCAATATTCTTCTATTTAAAAACTGTTGGAAGAGATAGGGGATATGTAGAGAAACAAGAAATAGACCAAACAAATAAAGTTGTTAATATTATTGAAGTACCAGCCATAGATAGCCTAGAGCCTACGATAGATGAAATACGAGAAAAGAACGAATCCGAACACTAATATAATTTGGAAACCTACCAAAAAACAATTGGAGTTTTTAAAGGCAGGAAGTATATTTGAAGTTGCATATTTAGGTGGCGCAGGAAGTGGCAAGAGTTCTGTATTGCTTGTGGATGCTTGTAGGCAAATGAACTATCCAGATGCAAAAGCCGTTATATTTAGAAGAACAACCAAAGAATTACAACAGCTAATTGATTACTCTCAACAAATTTACAGAAAATTGGGAGCCATTTATAAACAACATGGGAGCCATTGGGTTTTTCCAAGTGGTGGTAAAATATATTTTTCTCATATGGAAAGGGCGGCAGATAAACACCAACATGATGGACAAGAATATAATGCTGGAGTTTATTTTGATGAGATTACGCATTTTGAAGAAGAACAATATTTATATTTACATTCAAGATGTAGAAGTACCAATCCTAAATTATTTCCTAGAGTAAGAGCCACAGGCACACCAGTTGGTAAACATTTAGATTGGGTAAGAAAAAGATTTATTGCCAATGGAGAGTATGCAATTTATAAAGATAAAGAAAGTAATTTATCCAGATTATATATTCCTGCTACTTTAGATGATAACCCCTATCTTTTAGAATCCGACCCAAATTATGAACAAAGATTAAAAATGCAAGGGGATAATATTTATTCTGCTTTAAGATTTGGAGATTGGAGTAAAATTGATGGTGTAGCTTTTCCAGAATTAAATGACAGAATACACCTAATAGACAGCTATATTCCAACTTCAAGTGATATTATAATTCGGGGATTTGACTGGGGATTTACTGCACCTTTTGCGGCTGTTTGGATTGCAGAAAATGCAGATAAAGATTTAATTGTATTTAAGGAATGGATAGGCACAAAAGATGGGACAAATAAAGGCTTAATGATGGGAGCCGATGAAGTTTCCAAAAAGTTAAAAGAATTGGAAGATAGAAATGGATTAAATATAGCTTATGGGGCATCCGACCCAGCGATTTGGGGTAAACAAAATGATGGGGATAGTATTGGGGATATTTTTGAAAGAAGGGGTTTATTAATGACAAGGGCGCAGAATAGCCGTATATTTGGAAAACAGCAAATGCACATGAGATTTAGAATTGATGAATATACAAAAAAACCCAAAATATATTTTACTAAAGATGTGCCAATTACCTATAATTCTGTAAAAGAAATATTAACCGACCCAAAAAATCCAGAGGCATATGATACCGCAGGTTTTGACCACGCAGTGGATGCTCTAATC